TGTGTTATATTTTTCTGTGAAATCACCAATTTCTTTAAAGATAATTTTTTCAATACGATCTGAAAAATATTCATCTTTTACGAACGGTAAAACCTTTCTGAGATAATCTTCATTTTGTATCAGGTTCCTCAAAATAGTCTGTTCCAGTTTCATCAATCATCCTTTTGTCAATATTTTCCGACATTATCGAAACAAGTATATCACCTATGTGATTTTTAAATTCTTCACTTTTTTCCAAATCACTTTTGTCCATAGGAGACTCAATGATATTATAAATGAAATTTAAGTAAACGTCACCTGTTTTTTCTTCTTCAAATTTTACTTTACCATATTGATATACTGTGTCGATGTATTTGCCTGAGAGCAGTTTTATTCCTACAGTGGTTTCTTCACTTTCTGGTATGACATAATTAAAATCAACACCTTCTTTAAGCTGTTTCATCTTCTGTTTCCTCTTCTTCATGCTTTATAATTTCACCTGATGCTACTCTATATTTTGTTTCAATGAAATCTCTAAAGCTTTTTTGTTTTAAAATTGGCATCCAGAAATCTTTGCTGTCTGTGTCTTTTTCACGATATTTTTTATCTTCAATTTCACCAGTATCAACATTTACCTTTGAATACCAACCATTAGATGGTTTGATAACATGCCCGGATTCAAGAGCGATATCCAATAGACCAGACCACTTACTAATACCACCATCAAAAGATACAGTGACAGGTATTTTAGATTTTTCTTTAACATATCTAGACTTTTCGACATTGATGATAAAATTGTATCCAACAATTTCTGTGCCTTCCTTTTCTTGTTGTCTTCCTATGATAAAAATATTATCAGCAGAGTAATATGATCCTGTTCCGCCACCAACGATATCTTTTGGAAACATTCCAATTTCTTTATAAGTATGATTCACAACTACCATTGGAATATCTTTCATTGAAAGATGAGGTGTGATCATTCTGAATAAAGACTTAATTTGTTTTGCTCTGGACATATCTGCGACAGATTTTTGATCGAGTGCATCTTCAACTTCTTTTTTAGATGCAAGATTTCCAATCGAATCTACGACAATAATAAGTCTATCACCTCTGTCAATATTCTGTAATTGATTCATGATATCAAATTTCAACTGCTCGATATCAGTGATAGGTGTATGATACACTCGGTCTTTATCGATATTAAACGTATCAAAGTATGATTGAGGTGTACCAAATTCTGAATCATAAAATAACAAAGCTGAGTCTTCATATTTGTCTAGATAAGACTTAGCCATCAACAAACTAAATGCCGTCTTAAAATGTTTAGAAGGGCCTGCCCACATCGTAAGCCCAGGTGTCAAACCACCATCCAGTCTACCACTCAACGCAACATTAATGATAGGTATTGAAGTGGGAATCATATCTTTGTCTGTGAAAAATTTAGACTTGGACAGGATGGAAGATTCTTTAATGCTACTATTCTTTTTAATTTTTTCAAGGATACTCATATATTTTCCTTAATCAAAGAGTGAAACTGTTTTTTCTGTCGACCAATTCATACAATCCAATACCACTTTAATAGGGTCTAGAAAGGTTTTTTCGAATTGCATTTCATAATCAATGTATGGATCTAAATTGAATTCGGTAGGTAACCTGCCGGGAAAAGAAATAACACTATCTTTAAACGGATTAGGTTTTTTCAGATAAGTAAACTTTATCTTTTCACCTTCTTGAATCAGAGGGTATTTTTTAGTCAAACCTTTTTCTTGCAGATAATTATTATATAGTAATGCACCCTTTACATGAATAGGTGTACCTTTTGAGTAAATGGTAGTTTTGTTTGAATATTCACTCAACCCATTTATACCTCTAGGGAAAGAAATTTCTTCAGGCGGCAAGCTTTTAAACTCACGTTTGAAATCGTCTATAAACTTGTGAATATCACTCTCTTCACCTCTCATCATAATTTCCAAAGCTTGCTTCATTTTCTCACGCACAGGCGCAGGCGTAGAAGATTTAATCATTTCAAGACCCATGACTTTCATCTGCGGTTCTTGATATTGAACACCTTCATTATTATATACATGCATGATATAACGTTTCTTTGCAGTCCAAATGCCTTTGTCCGCCAGAGCTTCACGTTTCATTCTCATTTTTTGAGCATACGCATGAACATATTCTGCCAATTCGGCATAACTTTTATCGATGAATGGTTGCAGTTTTTCTTGACAAACACGATCCATAAACTCAATTATTTTTTGACCATGCAAAGAAATTTCGTCTTTTGTTCCATATACTTTTTGTACCAATTCATTGAGTCTCAAATAAATTGAATCTGTATCAGAAGCGATCACATAGTCTTTATTAGTTTTAAGTAGTGAGTTCATATACTGATTCAGCTTATTTTCGATCCAACGAATAGACAATTGGCCTGCCAGGGTGACAGCGAGAGCCATTCTCAAATCATAAAATCTAAAATACTGTGAACCAAGAGCACCGTAAGCAGAGTTTAGAGAAACTTTTTTTGCTAACTGTAGATTGTTATATCGTGCAATTCTCTTTTCTATCTCAAACTTTTTGTTTTCATCCTTTTCATTCTCATATTCTTGTTTAGCTTGAAGCATCAACTTCTTGAATTTTTTACGATCTTCATACATTTCTTCCATCATCTTAGGAAGAAAGCCCTGAAAATCTGTCCTGAAAAATTGCCCATTCGGTGTAAGTGTAGCATCTTTTAATTGACTCACATCTATTTTTTTCGAAAGAAGCTTTTCAACATCTACACCCGATGAAAGTATTTCTCGCATTTCGGCAGTATAGTTTTCCGGTTCAATCAAAGTTTCGGGAGAAATATTATACTGCATCATAAGGTGTGGATACAAACTATCGAGGTCAAATGATGCAACCCAATCATGTTTTCCAACCTGCGGTTCTTTAACATAAGCACCTTCAAAAGCAGAGCTTTTTTCTTGAATTACTCTTGGAGGTACAATAACATTTTTTTCCAGCAAATGATTATATGTCAGAGCGTCCCACATTCTCGTCTGTGCAAATACGTCGGTATAATTTGATTTTGTATCGTATGCAAGCGTCAGTGCCAACTCCAACAGTTTCAACTTATCTTCCATTCGAATGATAAGCTCAACGTCTTTGATATTATATTCGATGAATTTCTGAAAGTTTAGCTTATAGAGTTGATGTAAAGAGTCGTACTCATCATATGATAGCTTTCGTTCACCTAACTCAACATTGGCAATGTTATCAAGTTTGTATGATTCTTGTGACTTTCCGTTAGGTGAATACCATTTGTAAAGTTCCAAATAATCTAGATGCCCGATACCCACAAGATCATAAACCGTCTGTTGTTTGTTCATGACAAAAACTTTTCTCTCAGAAATTAAATTCCAAGGAGAAAGTTTCTTTGCGTAATCTTCACCCAAGATTTTTTTAAACCTGTTAACCAGATATGGAATATCAAAAAACTCTGTATTCCAACCAGTCAAAACATCAGGGGTTTTCAAAGCCCAAGCATTTAGAAAACTTGTGCAAAGAGTCCATTCATCTTTACATTTGTAATATGTCACAGTTTCTGGCGTATCATTTTTGAATTCACCACAACCCCAAACGTACATGTGACCATTTAACACTTTCCAAGCAATAGCCGTGATTGGTTCATTAGCTTGATATGGGTCAGGAAAACCATTCTCTGACCCAACTTCGATATCGATGACTGCAATATCAATTTTATTGAAATCCCATTCGATCATACCTTTGTAATGATCTGCAATATATGCATATTCAAATCTAGAATTACCATAGATTTTTTTACCTGAGACATTTTCGAATTGACGGAAATAATCTCTGGCTTCACGCATAGAATCAAACTTTATTTCTTGTAGATATTCACCTTGCAGATTTGTAAAATTTGTAACCTTTTTAGAAAGTTCAAAAAATCTAGGCTGATAGGCAATTTTACCTTTTACTTTTTTACCCTTAGAAACACCACGAAAGAGTATATTATTGCCTACAGATTGCACATTTGTGTAAAAGTTTGACATTAGCTTGTGATGATTTGTTTTGATGGAGTTACAATGCCAGAAAATACTGCTCGATAGTTATCAACAATATTATCGTCGGGAGTATAAGAGTATACTACATGAATAGGTTCAATTACAACAATATTATTATTTTCGTTCATTTTTGCCAAAGCGGGAAAAGGCACAAACCCCATTGAAGGTTCATTACCTCTCATCTGTGGCGGCATGACCCTAAGTTGTAAAGCATTTATTAGTTTGAATCTACCATCTTCCGTGTACTCTAAATTAGAAATGATTTCTTCACCTGTTACAAGTTTTAAACCAATAATATTCATATTTTTTCCTATTGTTCAGTGTTAAAAAAGAAAGTTTGAAACAACCTTCCGTTAAATTGATTGTCACCAAATCCTGGCAACATACTTCTATGATAATACTCACCTCTGTACATAACAAGACGATTAAAGATGTTTGAAACTTGTATTATTGGTTCCCATTTAGATTCATCATTAATTATTTGATTTGAGTTATAATCGGTATTTGGGTCATTTCTATCTAACATGAAGATTTTACTATCTTTGTTTTGATAAATTGCTGTACCTGATTCTGTTGGCGCATCTGGCGTTAGATATAAAACGGCTGCCCAATTCGTAGGATCATAGTGAATCCAAGTTTTTGCATCCTTTGTCGTATACTGAAATGCTGTATTGTATTGATCCGGCCACCAAATTATTTTTTTTCTTAAAATCGATTCAAAGAGTTCTTTAGCATTTTCGCTATCTTTACCTTTTAATGATTCAGTTCTTGCTCCTGGGTAATTTCCTGTAACATTAAATGGTAAACTTAATGCATAATTCCTAACGTCTAAAACATTACTATAAAAATTATCGAAAATAAGAAGGTTTGGAGTCATAGATTTCTCTTATATATGTTTTAAAACATAAATACTAATGGCGGTAATTCTTTTAATTATAAAGGATTTACGTCAAGAAATCAACCATAAAACGGCAAAAATAGAGGCACTCAATGTTCAAAAAGCTACCATTTTTGGTGCTTTTTGTTATTTCTTCGCTAAGTTTCGCACAATCTGATGTGATCGTTACAGATTCAAAAAGCACAAGCACCGTAACGACAAACAGTAACAGCGTCAACGAAACCACAGTAAAATCACCACCTGGAACGGCAATCTCGCCATCTTTTAATGTCTTGAACAATGACCTTTGTACAACTGGGGTCAGTGGTGCCGTACAAACTCAGATCCTGGGTATTTCTGGCGGGACTATGATTCGTGATATGAATTGCGAAAGATTGAAACTCGCCAAGAACCTCTATGATATGGGTATGAAGGTGGCTGCTGTCGCTACTCTTTGCCAAGATGACAGAGTATTTCAAGCGATGTTGAATGCAGGTACGCCATGCCCAATAGATGGCAAAATTGGCGAGGAAGCAAAGAAAGTTTGGGATGCAAACCCCGACCGCAAACCGGTCCCATTAAAAGAGAGCAATGATGCAAGTTTCTGGCAAAAAATTTCTGCTGGTCTTGGCTTCTTGGCTATCCTTCTCATTCTACTGTAACGCACAAGACTTACTAACCTCTCCCAATATTATTACCAATCAGTGGAGTAATACTGTACCTGGAGTATCTGGAGGTAATAGAGGTGGTAATGTTGCAGGGTTTGATCCGACAACCAATACGATATTATTTGGTTATACACAGCAAACGGTCGGGCAAAGGATAGCTCTTGAAGGCACAGGAATAAAGTTGCATGGCTATAACTATTCTTTTGAGTATAATAACTCTGGATTTTCTAGAGGATACCTTGCTGGGTCAATCATTCTTTTGGACAAAGACAATAAGTCATTAGACACCAATGCATTTTCTTTAAACGCAACTGAAGGATGGAAACAAGTAAGTGTAACTAGAAACTTCAATAATCAATATTCACTTGATTACGCTCGAACATTATCCGTAAATTTTACAGGTAAGGATGACAGGTATTGGGCGGGGTACTATGGACCTCAAGTAAGAAATGTAAATGTAAGCCTGCGATATACACAAGACTTATGTGTAACTAATCCCCTATCATCACCGTCTTGCGAAGGCTACGAAAAAGCATACTTCGATCTACAATGTAATGCAAGCCCATTCTACAGTGTAGCTTGCCCTGGATACGAACAAGCAAACTTTCAGAGACTATGCACTAATAATCCTCTTTTTAATCCCACTTGCCCAGGATATGCGGCTGCAAAGTTTACTCAACAATGCACAGAAAATTCTCTTTTCTCTAAAGAATGCCCTGGATATCAACAAGCGTTTTTCAATCAACAATGTTCTTTAAATACTCTTTACAATCCCTCATGCCCAGGGTATGCAAAGGCACTATTCGATAAAACTTGTAATGAAAATCCTTTGTCGAGTGACGCATGCCCACTTTATCAAGCTGCATACTTAGATCAACAGTGTAAAGCAAACCCCCTTTTTTCCTCCGCTTGCCCAATGTATCAGCAAGCATTTTTCAATCAGCAATGTACGGCAAACCCACTGTACAATTCTGGTTGTTTAGGTTATGCAGAGGCTTTTAGAAAGAAGCAAATTACAGATGCATGTAATGCAAATCCACAATCAAATCCTACATGCAAAGGATATGAAGTGGTAAAACACACTGTACAATCTATTCAACACAGTGTCGCTATTAATGAAGATCCGATTAAAGCTCTAATAGAGCCAAAACTTGTAGAAGATCCTATTGTCAACCAAGTGCTGCAAGTAACTTCAACACATACTTTAAACCATCAAGCAGCACCACCAATGCAAACTCCGCAGCAAAATACAAGACCGCAACAAGGACAAAGAACAGAGCAAAAGACAGACAAGTCACAATCACAAAGAACATCAACGGGTTCACGACAAGCAGCATCATCAGCCGCTCGTAAGAGTCAGCAAGAGCAGCAACAAGATGACGTAGTGGCTTCAATGGGAAATGTTCCTGGTTTTAGTAGTTATTTACAATCAAATATACCTGATGCACCATTTTATATTTCTGAGGATATTTATCGTCGAGCAAACATTCCCGATAATGCGAGAGCATTAAGACAACTTAATCAACGTTCAGATAGAATCCATAAGGAGATGGTAGATGAGCAGTACAGAAGATAAAGACATAAACAAGAAGATTGATGCTGCTGAGGCAGCAATGAAACAGTATGCAAGTAAAGATACCGTAATTAGTATTGGAGGATATAGTTTCACTCCAGCAAAACTTATGATTGCTGCGGGTATCGTTTCATCTGTTGTTGGTGGAATGTATGGTGTGTTCGAAACGTATAAAGACTATATGGGAATGAAAAAAGCTATTGCAAATTATGTTGCACCAGACTTTAGTGAGTATGAAGCAAGAATTATCAAGCTAGAAGAGAATAGTGAAAAGGTTGTTGGATATACCAGAGATATAAACACAAACCTGAAAGGTGATATTCGTAGAACGGAAGGTGTATTGGAAAACGTAGAGCGAGGAACTAAAGTTGCTCAACGTGAAGTGGAGAAAGATATTGCGGACATTCGCAAACAACTTGATGGCGAGATTAAAGAAATTCGTCGTAGCACTGATTCTCAAGTGAGAGAGATGCAAAAGCAAGTTGATGCAACTGTGCAAAATGTCAATGAAAGAGTGAATCGTATTGAGCGTGAGAATGCAGCAGAGTTGAGAACAATACGTCGTGAAGTGGATGATAAGATAAAGAAAGCGTTAGATAATCCATTAGCAAACTAATATGGATCCAGTAACACTACTTGCAACTGCATCTGCGGCTTTCAATGGCATCAAAAATGCGGTTGCAATAGGTCAAGAAGTTGAAGGTGTATTTCGCCAGTTAACGAAATGGGCTGATGCTGCTGGTCAATTACAGGAATTAATTAATGAAAGAAAAGGTGATACAAATGAGAGAAAAGTTGGGATATTTGAAAAGATAGGATTTAAGCAAAGCGAAACTTCTGAAGCATTTGATATATTTGCTGCACAGATGCGCTTACGTGAGATGGAAGAAGAAATACGCCTAATGTTTATCTATGGTGAACTACAGCATCTTGGTATGGAAGGATACAGTCAGTTCAATCAGATACGTCGTGAAGTGAGAGAGAAAAGAGAAAGGATGATCCGAGATCAGGCTAGAAGAAGAAAAATGTTTATAGAGAATGTTTTTTGGTACTCTCTACTAATTGTGACAATAAGTATAGGTATAAAACTCGCCGTATGGTTTTATGATTACGGTGTTGAATCGGGAAAGTGGTAGCGGATTCTGGAGTCGAACCAGAAACTGAGGATTATGAGTCCTCTGTGATACCTTTTCACCAACCCGCAATCATATTTATTTGGTGGGCCCCCTCGGAGTCGAACCGAGCACCAACGAATTATGCTTACCACTACAACTTTCGTTGCCTGTTTCCAGTTTGTGGTCTGGACTATACCTTACCTTTACGGCTGTACCGTCTAGTCTCTACACCTTCCTATTTCTAGGTTTGGCTCGGTATTAGCATCAGTATTACCTGTTAAGCCTTCACCGAATTTGATACATTCTATTTTTAATCCTTAGACATATTAAAAGATTATGAAATTCTTCATAATTATAAATATGAATGTGAATTAAAAACAACCCATTAGGATTAATCATATGTTAAAATGTATAACTTGTCAACAAAATTTAACTGGTAAAAAAACTAAATTTTGTTCTTTAAAGTGTAAAAATTCTTTCACAAATAATAAATTTCAAAATTATCAGACCCAACAAAAACGAGGTCATGAAAGAAAAAAGAAACTTATCGAAATGAAAGGAGGAAAATGCGAGATTTGTTCATATAACAAAAATTTGTCCGCTCTGTGTTTTCATCATAGAGACCCTAAAGAAAAAGAAACACCTTTAACCATTAGGGAATGTTCAAACAACACTTGGGATTCATTAGTGGAAGAAGTTTTGAAATGTAGACTTCTTTGCCACAATTGTCATATGGAAATTCATTTTCCTGAACATAATAACACTTAGACTTCTCCTTTTAAGTTCGCTGCTCTAACCAACATGAGCTAGAGGCCCGTATCTGGTGCGACTGGCCGGACTCGAACCGGCACGCCCGAAGGCGAGGGATTTTAAGTCCCTTGCGGCTACCTATTACGCCACAGTCGCAATAAAAAGGGTGGAGCGGGCAACCAGATTCGAACTGGTACTGTCAGCTTGGAAGGCTGTCGTGCTAGCCGTTAAACACCATACCCGCAAAGATCACGCTGCTAGACTTTTTAATCTATCAGCCGCATATGAAGCTGCAAACGCATTTGGTTTGACTAGAGGTACTACATTACACATTCCTTTTATATAGCCAATCGCTTCATTAATTACAATACTAGAATTATACTCTTCTTTAGGATTAATGTCAAGATGTACTTCGATATCAACATCAATCATTGCCGAAAGTTGCAAATACATTTCAGCTACTTTATAAACTTCATTCATTAGTCGCATACGTGGTTTATTACGTGCTTGGTCATAATCACGTTCACGAGTAATTTGCCCAAAAATTTTACAACCATGTTTACTGTCCATATGTACAACAATGGCTATAATGTAATCTGCATGCCACTGCCCTTTTACTTTAACCCTTTCGGAATCACAGCCGAGATATACTTTTGTATTTGGGCCGCAACTATCAATAAACTTTTTTACTTCTTCTAAGTCAATTTTTTTATTATACATGTTACATCCTTTGGCCTCCCAGTACGGATTCGAACCGCAATCAAAAGTTTTGGAGACTTCTATGTTGCCTTTACACCACTGGGAGTATTTGCTATTAAACAATCTTCAGTTGACAGTATATCATAATATTCATCTTTTAGAATAGCTTGTTGAAATAATTCTTTATCTATTACCTCACGAGAACTTACTTCATCTATTTTATGTTGATTAAAAAGACGATTGTTTTCACACCATGGGCATCCACCATGATGTTCGCAACTTGATGAAACATGTTGAGGTGTTCCGTCTTTCACATATTTTCCTGTTTTATATTGTTTTCTATAAGTTCTAGACATAATCTCCATCCTTATAAAAAGAATTGGCTCCCCAACAAGGTTTCGAACCTCGGACCCAAGCATTAACAGTGCTTTGCTCTACCCCTGAGCTATTGGGGAATAACTGGTCCGAGTAGAGAGATTTGAACTCCCGACCCACTGGTCCCAAACCAGTTGCGCTACCAGACTGCGCTATACTCGGATTAATTTTACTTGTACAGTTTCCTTTATAGGAACTTGTCTTACATATTCTCCATCTGATTTTCTATTTGCCCACGATTTAAGTGGATATTTTAAAATTATATCTCCATCAATTATAACTGCTCTTGTGCAATCATTATTTAATTGAACATATGCGACTTTATAATTTTCTTTTAGTTTAAAAGGAATCTTATCAATAAACTCTTTATCCCTTCGCCACTGATAATCTTTTCTTTCTATACAATTTATTTCTGAAAATGGAAAAGGTATATCCCCTTTCCAATTACCGTATCTAACTTCTATTTCCCAACAATGTACAACTTCATCTTTAGAATTTAAAGTAAGTAAATCTATACCATATTTGTTTGGATTTTCAATCGTTTTTAAATTGTAATCTGAGAATTTTTTGTTTAGGAAATTTAACATTGCAGTTTTGCCTTTTGAGTCATAAACGTTATGCTCATTGGCGTCAAACTTCTTTATAGTTCCTAACATATCTCTCATTATATTAATCCATATATTTGGTGCCCCCACCCGGAATCGAACTGGGAATTCATGATTACAAGTCAAGTGTTATACCATTTAACTATAGGGGCGAAAACTTGGTGGACCGCTGGAGGATCGAACTCCAACTTCCGCCGTGCAAAGGCGGCGTGCTCCCATTATCACTAGCAGCCCATTCTTCCTGCTTACCGTATACAGGATTACCCAAAGGTAACGGCTTAACTACATAAAGTCTCCCGACTTGATAAGATCAATTATAACAATATATATTCAACTTGTCAATATTATTTTATGGCTACCATCACCTGTTTAAGAGCCTCGTGGCCCTCCTTCACTGGAATCCGTTGGCAAAACGGTTAGAAGGATTCGGTAGGCGCCCCGATGGTTGGGCGGATTTGCCATCATCAATTTTAACAGAGCCACATTGAAACACACTAAATGCTGCACTTTTTCACTCGGAGCTATCTACTATAACGTAGCGTACTGGCAGTCCTTGACCGATCTTCATAATGTGCTTCAATATGGTGGGTGCGGATGGAATCGAACCACCGGTGTTTCTCTGTCACTGATTTACAGTCAGCTGCCTTCGCCGCTCGGCACACGCACCCATATTGAAGCACACTCTCGTCTCTTTCCGTCATCTGACCTTGGTCATCGGTACTTTGAAGGAATGTGCTTCAATATGGAGCACAGAGTCGGATTCGAACCGACGGGGTTAGAGTTTTGCAGACTCTTGCATTGGGCCTCTCTGCCATCTGTGCATATAATTGGTAGTAGACTAGGGATTCGAACCCTACCGTTCCAGCCCATCTGACCAGTCTCCAGGGTTTATAAGACCCCGCCGCACACCAGTGCTGTCTACCATTTGGCGGAAGCGGTGAGATTCGAACTCACGGACCCTTTTGAGTCTCCAGTTTTCAAGACTGGTGGATTAAACCACTCTCCCACACTTCCGAAAAACAAACTATTTTTTAAAGAACGTATGAATGTAATTATACAGATATCGGTCTTACTGTCAAGCACATTTTTATATTGTTGCATAGGAACAACAAAAACCCCTAGTCTTTCGATCTAGGGGTTTATGTAATTTTTGGTATTTTACTTTACTAATTGTTACATAAACCCCTTTTCGACCATGACAGATTATCGCAACCAATAAATGGTTTGCGATACTCATGTGTTATCGATATGGCTTGTAACAAGTGAAACAAAATAAACTCCAAAATTAATCTATGATAGGTATATAGGCGTTTTATAAACTAAATTGATGCCCATTTACCATGTTCTATTGGAACCCAATGTCCAGGATCTCTAACTATTTCAAATGAAGTTGGTGGCCAAACAATGCCTCTTCGTTGTAAAACTGTCTGAAGTAAATATTCGGGATTATATTTTATTCCTTCGAGATATAATTCGTCAAACATATCGATTGCATCACAGTAAATGTTCATAACATGAGGCAATCCAATGGCAAACTGATCACAAAAACCTGTATTATACCCTGCTATATTTACAATATAACCGTACCTTTGATTATTTGGTATATAGATTACATTCGGGTCTCGGTTCAAATATTCGAAAGCTAACCTTAAATCTATTTCTTCACTTAACCCTAAATCTGTCCTAGACCTTATAACAAGATCATATGAACCTAGTTCTTTTCTCCAATTATTGCAATATTTTAAAATATTATATTGCTGCCAAACATTTAGAGGCGTACTATTATATGATTCATAATTTCTGGGAAGAGAAGAAAAAGTTGAAGGGTCTAAAATCTCGACATATTTAATTTTGTGATTGGCAGGCAAATAGGGTTTTAATTTAATTAAAATATCATAAGAATTTTTTACTAACCAGTTTGGTGATATTTTTGGATCAAATCCATCTTCTCTTCTCCAAAAACAAATAAACCAATCTACGTCACTGTTTTTTAAATTGTTTATTTGAGAATCGAAATCGGCAGAAAATCTAGGATTTCCAGATAATAACAAAGCGGTTCGCATTTACTTCCATTTTATTTGAGTTTTAGTTATAGATTGGTCAGGATTAGAAATGTCTCTGAAAATGTTCCAAAGTTGTTCTTTAATTACAAATTTATTGAATAGTGCAATTTCAATACTATAAGCTTCCATTTCCCATGGGTGATGGTAATAATCTACAGTTTCAGAATCTATTGGAGTACCCATCCATTTTGAAAGACTTTCGTTCGTTTCACCTTTTGCGTACTGTTTCACATGTACCATTTCATGTGCCAGTGTTCTGAGAATTTCTCTGGCACCTATCCAAGGGTGAACTTCAATTAAAAACATTCTAGGTTTATTAGATGCATTATAATCTTGTATACACGCTTGCCCATAATATGGCATTTTATGATTAAACTTTATGGTCAAATTAATATTATTTCTAAGTTTTTTACTTGATATAAGGTATTGCCCGTAAAAATGTATTGCTTTTTTTACGTAGGGTGTAAAGTTTCTGTCGGGGCTTTTTATTACTTTCAAGTTCATCAGCTACTCCGCAGTTTATACTCTATTTAGAGGTGACTACGTTTCACCTGGTGAAATTATATCTTATTTACCTTAACTCCTGCTTTTTGTAAGAAGTGTAAGCCGTCTTCACTACGATAGGTATTGCGATAATACACGGTATTAATACCAGACTGATATACCAGTTTTGCACAATCCAAACAAGGAGCATGAGTGACAAAAAGAGAAGCGCCGAGGCCAGATTCAGTTGATTTTGCCAATTTAGCGATAGCATTTGTTTCAGCATGAAGCACCTCAGGTTTAGTTTTTAATGTAACAGTCCATTTATCATCAATGATTTCATCTTCACAATCATTATTCCAACCTGATGGCATTCCGTTATAGCCAATAGAGATGATGCGATCATCTTTTACAATAATCGCACCAACATGAAGGCGCCTTGCAGAACTCAATTCCGCAAAAGTTTCCGCTGTCTTCATATAAGCCTGAACGAACTTATCTTTCATAGAACTTCGTATTCGTCTTTACCTACACCACACTCAGGACACAGAAAATCATCAGGCAATTCTTCCCATTTACCTTCTGTTGCCTCATCATGTACATGCCCGCACACTACACAAACGTGATCTGGTTTCATAGTGCCTCCAATACTTGTTTATATGCATTTGCATGGCGTTCTTCAACTTTTTTCAAAGCTGCAAAACGTTTTTCTGCTGTTTCCATGATTCTTTTGAAATATTCAGAATGCTCTTTAGATTCATTTTTCTGTTCAAGAAATTCTAATGCAGCTTTATCATTTTTTTCCTGTTTAGCAATTTCTTCAAATTTAGGATACATTTCTGTATACTCATAAGTTTCTCCATCAATTGCTTTCTGTAAACATTCTTTAGTCGATGGGTGCCCAATTAGAAGTTCTAGATGCCCCCATGCATGTTTAATTTCTTGATCCGCAGTATGTTCAAAATGTTTTGCAACATCTTCAAAACCTTCTTCTCTGGCGATTTTTGCAAAGTACCTATACTTAATATGTGCCATGCTTTCACCAGCTAAAGCACTTTCTAAGTTTGTTAAAGTTATTGTCATATTTTTCCTTTAATAAAAAAATGGTCCAACCGCCAGGAATCGAACCTGGAATCTGGGTTTAGAAGACCCATGTTATATCCATTTAACTACGGTCAGAAAATATTATTTGCTATAATCAATTTTGTGAATAAGTTTATCGACCATCCAATGCGAACACCATTCTTGTTTGTTTTCCTTCAGTCTTGACACAAGCTCTTCCAGTTGTTGCTTTGTTACTTCTTTTCCATCGATTATATTTTCACCCAAACATTTTTGAGAAAGTTCATCAAAATTACGATCATGTTCAGTCATGACGATTTCATCAAAAGCATGTTCAAGTTTTTCTGCTTCGATAACATACTTATTTCGGAATGTTACGAGAACATCAATTTCATAAAAAGGCATAATTAAATCTCCGTAAACAAAAGTTTGAATTCTTTAGCACGTTTTTCGTAACCGATATATCCACGAGGATTGCATAGAATGCGTGTTTCACCTATAATATAATCAAATGTATCATGAGTGTGCCCATGAGTCCAAAGTTTGATTTGGGGGTGATCTAAAATAAATTCCGATAAATCGGACGAGTATGCTCCATTAGTTAATCGATCATCATAATAACGAGGTTTAATTGATTGTTTGCATGGCGCATGATGCCCAACTATAACATATTTTTTACTGCTATCGGAAACTGCATGACGGATATAGTCTATAGTTTTGCAGTGTTGTTCGTAGACAAATTCTGGTGTCAAAATCGACTCTGAGGTGTTATGAACAATCCTAAAATCATTCATTACACGGCCCACATGCCATAATGTAGTCGGATCATTTTTATTCATATCCGTCCACAAAGTGCCACCAACAAAAGTATATTCACCCAGTTCAATTGTTTCTTTTTCAAGTAGATGAATATTTTTAAATTCTTCCAATTCTTCACGAAGAATTTTTTCAGTTAATTGAAAATCGCCATTATAATGTTCGTGGTTTCCCATGATGTAAATTACATTAGGAAAATTTTGTGAACATTCTTTAAAAAATTTTGTAACTTCTTTTTTGAAATTTGTTGCTATACAAATGTCTCCAGACAAAATCAGAACATCGGCATTTTCTTTATTTTCAAAAAAAATAGTACCAAATTCAAGATGAAGGTCAGATGCAAGAGAAATTTTCATTTTGTTTTTTCCAAAGAATCTTTTCGAACATAAAAAATTTGTTTAGATTTCAAATCTCTCAACACAGGTAAAAAGATAACACCGTCAATTTCTTTAACTGACCAGTGTGCATATGTGTAATAAACATCAGTCAATGTGACTCTATTACGCATTTTAATGGGTTGATCTTTGATATTCATGGTTTAAATAATAGAAACAGAAAACATATCGACATTAAACAAAAAGTTACTAGGCGCCCTACAAGGGCACCAAAAAATGCACCAAGCATAAAAATGCTAAAATTTGTGAGGGTGAAATAGTGTTCCATAGTGTAGGACTCCAGTCATTTCTAGAATCCTACACCACTTCTGTCACTCTGTCAAGAGTTTTTCGGTATTATTACCAATTTGAATTTTACGTGGTTTCTTTTCTTCCGGAATAATATTTTCCAACTCTATAATAAGAGTTCCGTTTTCAATATCGGCACCTTTTACAACAACACTTTCCGCTAAAATAAACTTGTGGCAAAAATCTCTTTTAGCAATACCACGGTGAACATATTGTCTGGTTGTAGATTCTTCTACAATTGATCCGGAAACGATAAGTTTTCCATTTTCGTATGTGATTTCAATCTCGTCACGTTTAAAACCAGAAACGGCAATCTCAATGGTCCATTTTACGTCAGTTTCTTTTACGAGATTGTAGGGAGGATATGCTTGAGGTTTGAAATGTAGTTTATCGAATTCTTCAAATGTGCTAAGAAGTTGATCGAAACCTACTGTTGCAGGCAGTAAAGATTTGCCATAGGATAAAGTCATTTAAGTTCTCCTTAAAATAAGCGAGTTAATAAAACCAACCCATTAGGCGTTGGTCCGAGGTTTATTTTACTTGCCTTTGCCTCGGTAGGCAAGCCCCATCCCGAAGGAGGTGTAATTATTTATCCACGTTTTGCGGTTTTTTACCAATATTATATTTTGGTATTAATTGCCAATCATTCTTCTCTTTATGAGACAGAATTTTAATTTGGGATAGTGTTACTGTCGGTTCTTTTGTCAAATCTTTATTAACAATTTTAATTAATTCCCAATCCTCTAATAGATTCGAAACTGTATTTCTCCGTGCAATATCATTTTCGGTTAAATCTGTAGGCTTTCCGTCCAGAGAAAACAATTCTTTAAAGTGTACAATATAATACTTACCTCTTTTATGTAAGATGTGGCAAGATTGGTATAATACTTTTTCTTTTTTAGATGCCACACCAATACGGGTCAAGGTTTCTCTAACCTTAAGGAAATCGTCTTTTTCGCCTAGCGTTACTTCTACCATATCTTCTAGTTTGATCATTTTTTCGTCACTCCGCCCTTATCTAATTTTTCTTTTATCAAAGCGATTTGTTCATCAGTTAGAATACGCAAGGCCTCTTTCGCTTTTTCATTTGAATAACCGAAATATTCTTTAACGCATTCCAAATTTTTGATGGCCTCCTGTTTCTGCCAGGGTTGAAACTTGCGTTTCATAGGCCTGATACTATTTAGAAAATATTGGTATTGTAAAATACTAGGGATAGAAGGGTTCATATTCATCTGATTGGCATATAAAATGCAATCAATATGATATGACAATGCTCGATTTATAACATAGGGATTATAGTCCTTTTCATTATCAAGAACCTCTTTTTTGGTTTGTAGTATGCTGGGAATTATTTCTTTGAACAAATCGGTCATTATTTAAACTCACAATCAACCATAAATTCCGTCAAACAAGCCATGAGATTTATCTCTTGATCTGCAACAAAAGCCGATTGATACTGATATTTTGCAAGAATTAACACAGCAGGAGGAATACTTTCCGGTTTAAGAAAATCATACATTGAATCATAAATTTTTCTAATGATGGTTACCGAATCATTATCAAGATTGTTTGTGACCCATTTTCTTGCTGAAGTGAAATCTTTTTCTTTAATATTCTTTACAAGATTTGAAATATTAACGTCCAAAACATTCGACAAAATACCTTTATCAATTTTACCTGAGACGGAGTATCGCTGAAGTTCATTTAAGACTCGACGATTATCAGGAAAATATTTGGTAATAATTGATGCAACAACTTCTTTTTCATATGAAACGCCTTCTTGTTTCAGAATGCCTTCCACACGTTTCATGAAGTGTGCCGCCATCTTTGCTCTTTGTCCATTTTGAATTTTAAATTCGACCACCGAACACCTAGAATGTAGGGGTTCAATAATTCTGTTTTTAAAATTACAAGTAAAGATGAACGAGCAATTAATTGCAAATTCTTCTATGGCGCCACGAAGTGCAGGTTGTGTAGAGTTTGGATTTAAATAATCTGCCTCATCAATAATGATGACCTTGCGGCCACCAGATAGACTCATTGATGATGCATAATTTTTGATTTTGTTTCGGAATGTGTCAATGCCGCTTTCATCCGAACCGTTGATGATAATAAAATCGCAGCCGACTTCTTCACAAAGGGCTTTTGCGATTGTTGTTTTACCGACGCCAGCGGGTCCAGCAAGTAGCAAATTTGGGATTTCTTTTCTGTTAACATACTCTTGAAAGGTTGTTTTAATGTTATCGGGCAAAATGCAGTCTTCAACTTTATGTGGGCGATACTTTTCCACCCACAACATTTGCGTTTCGTTCATCAAACTTCTCCATAATATAAAATATAACAATATCAGATTTTACGCCAAGTATCATTTTCTTTGACGTAAAGTTTTCCATCTGGTCCAGGTACAATATTAACTGTGACCCTTTTTTCGGTGCCAGGTTTATACATTGGACCTATATTAAACACATACATATTGTCGGTTCCAAACAACTTTACAGGCGGAAGTTCTTCACCATAAGTTGCACCCAATTGCAATACAGGTTTACCTTCAAGCTGTTTTTCAAGTTCGGCTGTAGGAAGTTCGTCCTGTTTATAAACGATTCTTTCTTTTACCTCTTTGTAACCAGCAACTCCTGCCACAGCCAAACTTGCTAAACCGAATCCTTTTGCAAAGTTTCTCCGATCCTTATTCATTTCGCTTCTGTCAGACCAATATAAATGGATTCAAACTCACTATCTTGTGCAAGTTCTTCTTGAAATGAATTTTTATGATGAGCTTTTGCTAAACGACGAATAACTTTTTTGGGAATATTGTAATTGTCATATACAGCATTGATAACATCTTTAATTGAGTCTTTATGTTGAGAGATAATATCAAGTTCATTGGAGATTTCTTGAAGAGCAGACTTAATTGATTTGAGGTCTTCTTCTTTAAAAGTGCCATATTGAGTAACGATTTCTGCCATTTTAACCCTCGTATTTTGAGCCAGTTTCAGTTGTGATCCAGTATTCTACAGGTAATGTATTGTTTTTAAAGTGCCCAATACCTTTAGAAGACAAAGTTACGGAATAAGAACCAGGCAAAAGCCTTAGATTCTCGGAAGAAAAAATCATACGAAATTTTTTCTCAGAACCTTTTCCGATGTTTGTAGAATTTACATGTGATGCATCATCTTTTGCATCAAAGGTTTCAACATTCAGATTTTCACCGTCAGATACGAATGCGATATTGGGTGAACCCAATGCTGACGCAACTTTTGAAATCCAATCAAAATCTTCAGCTTGAATGGTGAAATTGATCTCTGCATTGTCCATATTAACTTTTTTATCGGGTGGCGTCAAAATAGTTTCTTTTGCAGCCTTCCTGTATTTCGTACTGCTCCTTCCCGAAAGAGTCTTAATAATAATATTCTTATCTTCAACTTCAATTTCCGGTGCAGAATCCCTAGACAAAGTTAGTTGTGCAAGAAAATTATTGAGATCATGAATACCAAATTCATTTTCAAAATTTTCTGTCAACTGAGCTTTTGCAAGAATGTTTTTCTGTTTCGAAATAGTTTCAATCGTGTTTCCTGGCTTTACAAAAATACCTTCATTAATAGTTGCAAAATTTTTCAACACACTCATAGTATTATTTGACAGTTTCATCACATCACTCCAAAGTTAATCAACTTAGACTTTAACATAACCCATAGAATATTTCAAGAAATTTGATAACTTTTGTTTTAAGTTATCCAAATCTGAATCATTATCAATAACATGATCTACATGATGCCCGATCCACCTCCATTCCGATTCATGTATACCAGATTTATTCAACATAAACTGTTCAGCATCATATGAGCCTCGACCTGCTTCGGCTGCAATAGGATACCAAAAAGGTTTAATACCTCTTCTAATTTCAATTAGAATAGCTCCTTTAGAATGCAGCCAATCTATTTCATTTTTAAATCTAACGTCTGTTACCACAACATCTTTTTCTTTCAAACTTTTCAATTTCATATCGAGCGCATGAACCCAAAAATCTTCATGAAAGACGTTTCTAACAGATTCGGTACCAAGTAATTGTAGTGCAGACCTTGGTGTAAAAGGTCTATTGAATTTTTTTGACCAAAATTCATCCGGATTTTCACGAAAGTTTCTAGATTCTTCTGTGTCTCCTTCTAGGAGTTCTCTTTTCCATCCGAATAAAATTGATGCCACATCTTTTAAATGTGCGGCAAAGCTAACTTTTTCAAAGCCATATTCATCTTTTAAAATGTCTCCGATAGTCCCTTTGCCAGATCCAATAAAACCCAATACACCAACGATCATTACATCTCTCCGACAAAATTTGCGACAGATGGCATATCACCTTGGAAATGATATGTTCCAATGTGTTGTGTCCTCATCCATGGGCAAAGCCAAATTTTGCCGCCGATTTTTCTCCACAATTGACAGAACATGTAATCTTCGGAAAGATAACGATCCGAACCACCTCCAGTAGCACTATCTTTACTATCAATAATCGTATCGAAAAATGCATGAATATATCTAGAACCATCAAAGTGTTGTTGCCCAACGTGATCTGGTTTATAACGAAGTTGAGGATAAGCTTGTTCCATTTTAGGGAATACTTCTCGATTGATCATCATAAAACCAGTTCCAATTTCCAATACTTCTAAAGGCTCTGAAACTTGAAATTGAGCGGTACCTTTTACAGGGTTAAACACATAATCACCAGTCAATTTTTCTAACATGTGTGGTTCAATGTCTGGCTTTTTAAGTACAGCTTTTTTGACGGACGCCCATTTGAGGGCTTTTTTGGGATAAGGACCGCCGATGACATCTTTTTCAAGCGCAAGCATTGCAATAACATCTTGTGGATTGAAATTGATATCAGAGTCGATAAACAAAAGATGTGTGCAATCAGAACGATTCAAAAATTCATCTACTAGATAATTTCTTGCTCGGGTGATCAACGATTCGTTGAAAAGAAATGAGAACTTAATATTGATTCCATATTGAATACACATCCCTTGTAAGTCTAGGCATGCTTTCATGTACAAGCCATGATTCATACCTCCATACATTGGAGTGGCTACAAATAGACTTTTTTTTCGTAATTCATCAGTTTTTATTTGAATTTCCATTTGTGCTCCATAAGAAAAAAAGGAGAGACCATTACGAATGGCTCTCCCTTAACCTCAAGAATCTAAATTAGATAGCTTGCGGGCGAACACCCATTGAGCGGCAACGGGCTTTAAAGCTGCGTGAAGGTTTTCCTAGACGATATACGGCAACCTTTGAACCATCAGCACGATTGCGGATGTTGGTGTAAATTGCATAACCTTGTTTACGCAATTCAGAAATACGAGCAGAAACGTTCTTGACACCAAAACGGGCACGAGCTTGAGCCGTACTAAAAGTGTTATAACCAGAAGTTTTGGTTAGGGTTTCAATCATACGCTGTTTAACAGATACTTTCTTCATTACAACTCCTATAATATAAAGTCAATTAAAAAACTCGCTTAACGAGTTCACACATCATACTATTATGTATGAATAATGTCAATAAGAAAACAGGTATATTTGCATTATTACCGACCTACTTGAGGCAAATACTTCTGTTTCGTTTCTTCCCATGTCATAAAAATCAGATCATCATAAAACAAGGTTTCTTTTGAAACTTGCTTTTTTTTCTTCAGCATAGAAATTCTACCTTTGGCATACTTTGTTTTCCAAATGTCACTTAGAGCTTGACAACTTGTATCAAACGATTTTACAAGTTGTTCCTCTTTTATTTCTCCACGTAAAAACTCGCAAGTATTATTGTAAAGTGGAGAAAAATAAATGCCTCTTTGATGTTCAGTTTTAGTGAGTTCTTTTGGGATGTTTAGTTTTGGATATGCGAAATGTAAAGATCGATTTTTGTGATCTCTTTTCAGTGGCAATCCTTGAGCATTCTTGGCTTCCCACCATTCAAAGTATTTTTCCGTGTGGTTCTCTTTTAACCAATCCCAAACCATATTCAGCGTGGTTTTTCTAGGTTCAAACGCCACTGAGCCAGAAGAAAATCCCATTTTCATCCAATATTCCAAGCCATCATACTGACTCAAACCGCCAGATTTTGTATTACCGTAGAGTGAGGTGGTTGTCACACCGACCAATGTGTCTCCATATTTTTGTTTCCATAATCTTTGAACATCATCTGATAAGCACAACAGTGCTAACAATTTACCACCCATATAATTATAACCGAGTGGTTGAAAAGGAACAATTGAAGAACCGATTGCGGTGTAATTAATCATTCTACCTTGGGTTTTCTTTTCTCTTTCCCAACCAATAAATTTATCTCTAGGTGTTAAGTCTAGAAAATCCGAAGAAATGCATATCACTCCAAGATATTTTCCAGATACTTCATCACGAACCATAAAATTCAAATTTCTACCAATATTTGAATTATTTTTCATTGTTGAGATAAATGTTCTAGCAACATTCCAAATGACAGGAAGGTCTTTTGTTCTTTTTTTGGAATGTTTTACAGTCGAACCATCAATACCAACAGAGGACAATTCAGTAGAATCATCAGTATATTCCATATAAGGTTTGAGGTTAAAATAATCATCTGGAGACTCAGGAATCCAAATATTATTTTTTACATAATCGATGTATTCTTTTTGGGTATCGTCAATTAAACTTTTTTCAACATCACCAAATATAGTAGAAACTTCTTTTGTCGGAAACTTTTCTTGAACTTCACACCATTTTTGATAAAGTGTATATTCTTTAACGTCCATTTTAGACGCATAAGTGAGTTCATCGACTAAAACTTTTTTTAGATCATCAGTATTAACGTGTGAAAAAGATTCTTTTGGATTTCTGGATGACCAAGATTCCCATTGTTTCTGAACAAAATCTGGCCACTTTTCATTATCCAATGCTTCGTTGTCTATTTCCATTTGTTTCTTCTTTCACCTTTTTAGAAAGTGTTTTTTCAACCTGCTTTCTTTTCAATTTTATATTAAGCCTTTTCTTCTGTGCCATTCTTAGCGCCAAAGGCTTCACATGACTATCATACGTTATTCCGTTCATATGGTCAAGCTCATGTTGAAAACATCTTGCAGTTAAACCGGTAAATATTTTTGTATGGTATTGCCCATTAAAATCTTGGTACTTGACTTTTATTGTCTCCGGTCTTTCGATATTCAGGAAAAGGTCTTTGAAACTTAAACACCCTTCTTCCATCTTTAGTGTTTTTTCCGAACTCTCAATTATTTCCGGATTAAAAAATGCCACATAGTTATCATCCATACCCATTACAAAAACACGGTAATTATAACCACACTGATTGGCAGATAACCCTAAACCGTTGTGTTTTTTGCATGTCTCAACTAGAGAACTTGCAAAACGATTTGAATCAACAGGTGGATTTTCAAAATTGAAATTTTCTAATTTAGTTTTGAGTGATGTATGATTTTCTGGAACTAGGTCAAATAATTCTATTTTTATCTGAACTATACTTTTTTTATCCTCATCTTTCCACGCTTCTGTATTAATTACTAAAACATCTTCGTTTTTCATTTTGCCACCTCGTATTTATAAATATAACTTATTTTTCGATTTGACTGAAGTTATTTTTTTTAGTGAAACGAATTATTGATCTAAATTTATCAAATAGTTGGTCACCTTTATGCGATATGACAAACACATTCGTTTTACTATCTAGCGTGTTCAGAATTTTTAGAAATTCTTCTGTACCCACTGAGTCTAAAGATGAATCGAATACTTCATCTAATATTAACAGATTAGTATTGGTTGAATTCTTCAACTTTGCGATCTGTCTCCAAGTAAACAGGAGTGCCAAATCAATACGCATTTTTTCACCTTCGGAGAAAGAAGCATATGAAAAAACATCCCTATGTCTTGACTTAATAGTCTCTTCAAAATTTTCATTTAAATTAAAATTGACAAAAAAGTCCATTGCAGTTAGATACTTGTTAATCAGCTTATTCATTATTGGAAGATACTGTCGGATAATCTTAGTTTTTATACCAGTATCTTTAAGTAAAGTTGCTGCAAATTCATAATACTGTTTTTCAATAGAAAGTTTTTTTGCTTCTTCAACTAAAGTTTCCAATTCTTTTTTCAACTCTTTTAGTTTATTATTATCCGTTTCTAATGTTATGGCATTCTGACTTAAAGAATTAATTTCTTCCAACAATGATAGGTTATATTTTGTTGTTTGAGTTACCTGTGTTGATAATTTAATTATTTCAGAGTTATGATTATTGATACTTTTTTGTATATCAGATATTTTATTGAGTCTCTCATTTATTTTAGTTATTTCTTCTTCCAACTTTTTAGTAGCTTCATTTATCTGTGATAACTTTTGGTTTTTTTCTCGAATATGTTTTTGTTTATGATCGTGTTCAATGACCTGCTCACACGTTGGGCAGTTATCATTGTTCTGATAAAACTCAATTTCTTTCTTTAATTTTTTAATATTGTTTTCAAATTTAGCCTCAATTTGAAACATTTTTTTATTTTTGCTTTCGATGTTTACTTTATCGTTTATATTGCTCATTAGAGCATCTATGTGTTTTTGTATCAAAGTTATATCAGAATTAGTTTTTTCAATAAACAAATTGTTATTGTTTAACTCATCTTTCTTTTTATTCAGAAGTTCTTTTGAGTTCTTTTTATGCTCTTCGATATTTTGCCTTTGAAGTTCTATCTTTTCGGCAGATAATTTCATTTTATACTCAGAATCTTTCTGAGTATCTTTAATGCCTGACAATTTATTTTTGACAATATTGTTCATTGACGAAAAGATTTGAATGTCTAATAGGTCCTCAATTATAGTCCTTCTATCAGCGGGTGAAAGTTGCATGAACGGAACAAATGATGCAGATCCTAGAATTACAACTTGTGTAAAAGATTTATAGTTTAATTTAAGTATAAACTTTTCCAGTTGTTCTTGGTAGTCTTTGGACTTAGCATCTTGATTTACTAAGTTTCCGTCACAATAAATTTCAAAGATGTTCGGTTTAATACCACGTACAACTTTGTAATTCTTCTTTCCTATTTTGAATTCTATTTCAACAACACAATTTGAATTATTGATAGAGTTTAACAACTGTGGTTTGTTAATTTTTCTGAAAGGTTTTCCAAACAAACCAAAAGTTAACGCATCAAGAATCGTGGATTTTCCTGCACCATTTTGCCCAATAATAAGTGTGTTGGAGGACTTCAGAAAATTTATTTCTGTAAAAGCGTTACCTGTGGAAAGAAAATTTTTCCACCTGCATTTTTCAAATGTAATCATTATTTAAACTTTGGACCAATACACCAGAGTACAAGGGTTTTTCTAAGCCCACTTATTACGGGGCAAACTCTATGTAAAAGAAAAGAAGGAAATACAACGACACTGCCTTTACTCAAAGGTACAGTTTCTGGAAACCTTTCTTCGGAAAGATTTAATTGAAACTCTCCTCCTAAAAAATCTACTCCCGGTTCGTTTAACAAAAGAACCACACTTAATTTTCTAAAATATTCATTCAGTCTGTAATAATCTGTGTGAACGTCGGAATGAGGCGTTTTAAAAGGAATATCCATATGAAATTCATGTTTTCCCATATCATTATATTCAGTATACTGTAAGTAATCATAGCCTGTTAATTCGAAACCGTAAACATTATCATTGTAGTAACCAATAAGCGTGTTCATCTTTTCATAAATCCAACGATTTTGTGGAGTAACTTCAGTTATAAATGCCGTTTTTGCCTTTCTTGTATTGTAACTATCATCAGTGAACAATCCTCCATCAACTAAATTAAGAGAAGCTCCATACATTGAAATTAAATCACATTCTTCCGATGTGAAAAAACCGTTATCTACAACGTAATTTTGTATAAAAAGTTGTTTATTAAATGACTTATTTACAATTCTAGTGACAAAACTCATGCTGTTTCCTCATTTAAGGCTTCAATGTACAACTCTTTAAAAATGTTTTTTAGTTTATCTTTATTCAAATCTGTTGTCAAATTGTCGACATACCGATTTAATATTGTGGATGTATCTTCAGCTTGGTCAACATTAATATCATCCTGTTCTTCGGCATCAGAAAAATCTTCGGTAATGTTTACGTCAGCAGGATTTTCTTGATAAAGTTTGTTTACCAACATATCAAAAAGATAGGGATTTGTTTTGTTAACAACCACAATTTTTACGTATGACGAATTGTATTTCGATAGATCCATTTCTTGGATTGTTTTAATATCATCTTTTTTATCGTCATAAAAAATCTTGTGAAACATATTGTAAGGATTTTTTATGAATTCTAACTCTTGGGTTTGAAGATTAAAAATATGAAACCCTCTAGGATCATCATAATCTTGCCATGTTAGTTCGTAAGGATTTCCCAAGTAATGTATATTTTTTCGTGAAGATTTATGATGATAGTGCCCAGAAAAAACCATATCAAACTTATCAAACATCTTAGGATTCAACCCCTCATTTGAAGGTGCACCACGATACATTTGAAATCCTTCAATTTCAAAATGACCCATACAAATCGTGCTTTCCGTATTCTTCAGTTCACTCATCGATGCGTCATAATTTTCAGAACATATCCAAGGCATCATACAAATTTTTGTGCTATCAATTTCCAAAGTCTTGGGTGATTCGATGATACTAATATTATCGTAATCTTTGAGCATCAATTCTGGAGAATTTACAGTGTTGGTATTTTTATAATACGTATCGTGATTACCAACCAACATGTAAACTTTAATATCTCTAGTCTTCAACCTGTCAAAAAACATGCTCTTAGCACGGTGCAACGAATAAAAGTTTACATATTTTCTACGGTCAAAAGTATCACCTAAAATAAAAACGGTATCAATACCTCGGTCATCGAGTTCTAGGAAAAATAGATTATAAAATTTCTCATAGAAATCTAAAAAATGTAGTGCATCATTTCTAGCACCGAAATGTTGATCAGTTATTAAGGCAACTTTCATTCAATTCATTCCAAAAATTTTTCAATACCTTTTTCTTTTTTAGCCACACGCTTTTTCTTTTTTGTCTCTTCAAAGTTTTCAATGAACTCTGATATGTTATCATATAATTCGAAAGGTTTCGAGTTAATTTCATCAAATCCTAACAAGTCTGCCTCTTCTAAAATACCAAAATTTTCGGTAGATTTGTATTTGACATACAATTGTTTTTTCTCTTTTTGTATTCTCCTCAGGAACGCATAATAAATTATCTGTGTAAAATACGCAAAGGCGTTGTTTGATTTACTTGGATCAAAATTTTCAAAGTACATCAAACAATTCTCAATACCGTCTGCAACCATTTCGTCACGATAAGTGTAGTTTATGAAATTGGGTTTGTGTGACAACCCTTCAGCGATTTTCATAAAGCATTCACCAATGTAATTTGGTATCATCGGTTTTGGAAGGTGTTCTTTCTTTGCTTTTTCTACCGATTCTTTGTATTCGACCAAAGCTTTACAGAAATCGGCATTGTTAATATAATGTTTTTTGGTATTTGTGTTCATGTTCACCATCTTTTCTCTTGATTTCCACTTGACAAAGGTCTACACTCCAGTATGTACCCTCTGCATGTTAATTAATGTATTTGGATCCAGGTGGATTAATTGTGTCCAATATCAGTTTCATTTCATCATCAGTAAGACTTTCATCTACATTTTCATTGAAATGATCTTTTTTCCTTCTCTCTAGAGATTCCATAACAGCATTTTCATAATATTCCGAAAAAACAGAAGATGGGCTCATCTTTGCAAAGATATCTTTTTCTTTAATTATCGCCTCATTAGATTGCATAACAGCTACTGGTAACCAATGATCAATCGATATTGATTGTCTTCCTGTTCTTTCGTTAGTCATAAGGTATACCACGAAAGGTTCTCTTATAAAGTATTCTTCACCTACATTTTCTACATAAGTAATAATGATATCGTCATTACTTAATTTGAATAATTTAATTGTTTCCATTTTTTAGCCCTATTTTGTAAAGTTTGTAGATGAACTTCTCTTCATTATATAGCTTTGTTCTTTCCACAAAGTGTTTCAACGTATGATTTATGTAATTTTTATATCTCATATCATCTGCAATATCATAAAGTATTGCTTTTTCTTTATTGTCACCTAATCTCAATGCTCTGCCGATAGATTGTAAGTTGCGTATTCTGGACTTTGAAGGAGATGCAAATATAATATTGTGCAAATTCCTGATATTAATACCGGTAGAAAAGGTGCCATATGAAGCAATTATGATTGCATCATTTTCTCTTTCTGTTATATTGCGTACTTCTTCCCTCGTTTCAACATCTGTTTTTCCTGAGATAAAAAATATCTTTCTTTCACCAATATTTTTTGTATTGGTGATTAAATCATATATTAATTTTCCATGTTTGTCAACATATTGATACAATATGAGTGTATTTCCTTTTAATGACACGGCTAAATTTTTGATGAATTTGTTTCTTTGTTCATTTAGTATTAGATATTGTATTTCTTCTTGGTACGTGGACTTTTTAAGTTTCTCACACATTTCATCTGAGTGCTTTAGCACTAGACATTTGATTTCGAAATCTGCAAGTCTTTTTTTGTCCATCAGTTCTCTGGTGGTTGCTACTTTTTCACTGATACCAAAAAGCCCCTCAAGAACTAATTTGTGTGTTTTTGTACCATCTAAGCTACCAGTTAATCCTATACGATACTTGGCGTTTACACAATTCGATAAAATTGTTGTTAGAGACTGTGCCTTAAATCTATGTGCCTCATCTCCAATAACAAAATCAAATTGTTCATAATAACTCTTGGGTAGTTTATAGATGGACTGCCATGTTGATATGATCAAAGGAAGTTCTGTAACCTTTTCTTTTCCTTCGTATATTCTATGAATGTTTTCAGAAACACTCCATTGATTTTGAGACGAATAGTCTTTAAAGTCTGAATATAGTTGTTCAACGAGTGATGTGGTTGGAACTATTATCAGACCTTTTTTACAATGATAGTTAAGAAATTGTCTGACAAGAAGATATATGATTAGAGATTTACCTGATGCGGTTGGAGAAACTAGCAATGCTCTCCTATTACGCATAGCATACAGAAACGCATTCTTCTGATGCTCATCGACCGTTAATTTTTTTCCATTTGAATGTGGATTTATTTCTTCGAAAAATTTGTTTGACAGATACTCTGAGAAGTCTTCAGTTAAATCTGGGCGAGGATCACAGTATTCTATATTGTAGTTTCTTTCACTTGCAAAAGATTCAATATAGTTCAGTAAGCCATGATATATTAAATTTGTGTCTATGTGATAGAGATATATTTTTCCATTCCAAATTTTGTTTCTATAAGCCGGCACAAACTGAAAACCTGGAACGAAAAAAGAAAAATATTCATGAAGTTCTTTTGATATATGTTTCTCGCATATTATTTTTACATACGATTCATTGTGCTTAATTATTTTTATTTTTTCTATTAGCATTACTATGCGTCCAAACTTTATTTTTTTTTCATTCTCTCACTTCTAACGTTACTTTGTTCTTTAGCTATATCAGTTTCCACCTATAAATTTTTCCCATGAAATATAGTCTCTTAATTGAAAGGTTCTGCTTTTTAATTCTTGTAAAATAGATTCACAAGCAGAAACTGCTTCGTCGTGATACATCTTCTTTTCAAGTAAGCGTACAAGTTGTTGGTCTGAATCTATATATCTCTCAATCCCTTGCTTTGTTTTGAGATTTAAAAGAAAGGGTTCCCAACCGTATTGTTCAAGTTCTTCTTGAGACAAAGAACCATTATAATATTCTTCTTTTACTTTTCTCAGTTTAGAGTAATCAAATTGTGCCTTTTTAGCAGCCAACCTATGAGAAATTAATATTTTTAGGTATTTGTTATGCAGCTTTGGTATTTTTAGCAGTTCTTTACCTGGTTCCGTCGAATCTATATTAGAGTCTTCGTCCCACAATTTGATGATTTGTTCAAGATTTTCCATAATTAATCCATAGGTAAATCTATATTATATCATTATAATCTTTCAATGTCAAAATAGTTGTACTTAAAAGTTGCTGTGGCATAAATGTGTTCTTCTGCCGATTTTGTGGTATCGAATTCTATATCCGATAGACTTAACGGAAAGATATCCCGGTATTTAATTCTAAATTTTGGATTGTTTTGATTTGAATATATGGTAAGTATGGCTTCAGCTTTAGGTTTAGTTCTATATCCCATATCTGTTGTTATGCCACGCATCCAATTATGTACGAATAGCCATGATGATAGGTCTTCATTGACCAAAAACTCCATCTCAAAATTACCATACGTTAGTTTTGTTCCTGGTACGTATAAGTCCAAGTTTGGAGTTACTTGAGTAAGTTCTTGTAAATTTAACCCTGGAAGATTAACTTTTTGACAAAAATATACAGTGTCAGAAATTTCTGGAAAACTTACCGTGTATTTGGTAGGTTGTAGTAAATTGGTGTTTTTTGGTTTACTGATTAGACCACTCATGGTTTTCTCCTATATTTACTATTTAGGAATAAAAAAAGAGGAGCCCGAAGGCTCCTCTAAAACCACTCTTAACGGTGGCTACATCAATTACATCAGATTGGCGACTCTAAAAATACGGTAGTATGTGTTGCGCTTCGAGTAAAGCTGACCCAGATCGGCGTTAGTACCGCCTGCAAATGGGTTTGCAACCATGCCGTAACGTGTCTTGAATCCAATCTTTGGCTGGAACGTGTACTGATCAACTGCACGAACCATCTGGAGAGGAACGTATGGGCAATAGAACAGACCAGCGTCATAAGGTGAAGAACCCTTATAGCCGATTGTGACAAGCTCTTGATTGCTTGTGTAGCCGCCGAAGTATGGGTCGATATAGACCTTGATACGTCCATGCAGCAGACCAGCAAACGTGTTGCCTGTGTCATCAACTTGCAGATCGGTTGACAGAGCAGGTGTATAAGAAAGAACACCAGCCATGGCTAAAGCAGAAGCAACGTCTGAAGAAACGATCAGAACGTTACCTTTACCACGACGAGTTTCTTTAGCAATAACGTTAGCGTCACGTTCGATCTGGAAAATCAGACCTTTGAAACGCTCAACTGACCAACGACCATTTGAGTCTGTGTCAAGGTCGAACACACCAGCAGTTGTTGTACCATACTGAGCACCGTTCTTAGCAACAGTGTAGATTGTACGAATAACTTCACGATTGATCTCAGCAAGAATTTCTGTTGACAGAATGTTTGACAGTTCTGTTTCAGCATCCAGACCGTGAATTGCTTTCAGGTCTTGTGCGAGTTCTAGTGAGTATTCAGCTTTCAGCGCACGGCTTTGTGCTGTAACAGTGACTTTCTCAATCGAGAATGCCATTTGCTGGAATGCTGTGTTATTCTCGGATCCCAAGAATTCAGCAGTAGCGGTTGGCATACCGATACCAGTTGTGAATGTATTAGCTGTTGTAAAGCCGTTACCAACTGGGTTGGTGATTGTATCACCAGTCGTGTTGTTAGCAAAGCCGAAACGGTTAGTGTCTGAACCGATACCAGAGAACTGAGTATTAGCTTCGTTGTAGAAAGCCTCAGTACCAGCAGCCATGTTCTGACCATAACGGGCACGCATTGCGAAAATCAGACCTGTAGGACCAGTCATTGGCTGAACGCCAGCAACGTCATATGCAATCAGGTTTGGAAGGGCACGACGAACGAGACTGATAAGAATTGGGTCAAAGTTCTGAACACCAGCACCAGTTGTGTTTGTTGGACCGCCAGAAGTTGTTTCTAAAAGCATACCCATTTGGGCACGATCAGATGCCATAGCTTGAGATTGATTCTCAAGAACCATGGCTGTAACAGCTTTACGATATGGATCTTTGATAGATTCCAGTTCAGGATGCTCAAGAACTGGCTTCCATTTTGCTTGAAGTTCTTCAGATAGATACATTTAAGTAACTCCTATAATTGTTAAATGTGGTATTATTTATTTTAATACCGATTTAGAGATTGTTCTTGCAACGGCGTCGACAAGAGGATCAGCCGAAACTTTTGCTGGCTTATCATCAGGAACTTCGACACCCTCTTCTAGGGCAGATTTTTCAGCAGTCTTAACTGTTGAAGGAACATATGCTTCTTTCAATGTGTTAAGTTTTTCTGTGAAGTCTTCCTCAGAAGTAAACTCGACACTCTCTGCGAGCGACTTAAGTTTTTCTACCTGAGTCTGCGTTAGGCCTTCGCAAACTGCTTGCACGGCCTGAATTTTTTTATGTTCGTTGATTTCTTTTTTCAGTTCAATTGAACGTGCAATTTGCTCGTTTAATTTTCCTTCCAGATCTTCAACTGTCTGAGTCAGTTCTTCAACGACATCAACCTTTTCTTCTGGAATATCAATATAGTGTTCTGCAAACAGGTTGCGTAGACCACCAATAAAGTCTTCCACGATTTCTGAACGTAAACCGCTTTCGATAGCAAGTTTATTTTCTTCCATCCATTCTTCGACCATATAATTTAAATAGTCGTCGATTTTGTTAGCAAAATCTTCTTTGAGTTCTGTGATAGCACTGTCGAACTGTTGAGCATACTCTTGTTCCATTTCTTCAGCGATCTCTTCAACACGAGACATGACTGCTGCTTCGAAAATTGTGGTAGCTTTTTGAACGAATTCTTCTGAAAGGCTTTCACCTTGCATCAGTGCATCGATATCTTCTTTCATTGAAGTTTTCTTTGCAGCAAATTTAGCAGCCGCATCTCTAAAAGCTGCATGATGTTGAGCTAGATGTTGTTGTAAATGGTTCACAACACCAGATTGTAAAGATTTATGTGCCGACTTTTCTGCACTTGACATTGCTCTTCCAACATTCATACGGCGTCTTGCAGCACTAACAGAACCAACTTCAGTATGCGCTTTAGCTAATTCAGAAGGTGAACTTGAACTTTTAACACGGTTTATTGTTGCTTCAATTGCAGAAGCATTTTTTGCATGATGAGCAGCTCTATTTGGATTTGAAATTCCATGTAGTGAAATTGCTTTTTTTGCTAAATGTGTTGCAACACTTTTAGCATCGGACATGTCAACGGCTTCATCGAATTGTTCATATTCTTCATTTTCATCTTCGTAACCTTCGTCTTCTGCTTCGGCTACCATGTTATCTTCATCTTCTTCTGTTTCTTCATGGTATGTCTCAAATGTGGCACCTTTGTTTTTGTCCATCATTTGACGGCCTGGTTTACCCTCTGGATGCTCAACTGAACCAGCTTCAGCAGGTTGACCTTTTAGTTTCTTCATTGGTTCAGCACCAACGGGTGGTGTTGCACCAGGAGGGGTTGCAGTTGCAACACCTTTAGTAGCATCTGGACCTGCGTCTGTTGTTTTGGTTACTTCAGTACCGATATCACCAACTTCTTTTTGCCCAGCAACAACTGAGGTAGGAAGACGGCTTGGCCCTTCTTGTTTTGCTCTTGCTGTGCTGATACTTTTATTCAGAACTTCAGCGGCAGCTTCAGATAAATTAAACTTCTTAACCATTTAGAAATCTCCTTGGTTTTGTATTTGGAATATTTATAATATTATAATTTTTTAAGGAAGTTTTCGAAGATATTTAAACTTACTTGTTCAATCTCTTTTCTAGACGCTTTACGAATTTGTTGTTTAGCCTCATGAAGATGAACTTCAGTCCATTTACCATCTACTAACATCCATTCTTTGCCTTCCATAATGCCCTGTACAAATGCACCGGGTGCAGAAGGGTCGGCCACAATATCTGCCGCTGTGGCTAGATAAAAGTCGGGTTGCACAACATTGACACCGTTGACCATTTTAAGAGAACCCATACCTCTGGATGAGACACCTAAGCATGCCCCTCCTTCGATTAAGCTTCTTGCAATGTTACCCATTGGTGTATCGAGGATCTTAGCTTTACCAATCCATTGTGTACCATCTTCTCTTAATCCTGTAACCATATGTGAAACACGATCAAGATTAATGGTAGGCGTGTCAGGATGCCCTAATTCACCAAAAGCTCGATTCTTATTGATATACTCCTGTGTATATCGGTCTACTTCTTTCTTTAAAGTATTGTATTCATACAATCTTTTATTTTTATTTTGTCTTTCTGCAACCAGAAAAGGACCTTCAATAAAAAGAGATTTTTTGCCGTCTTTTTCTTCTGTTAAAATATTGACAGATTCGGTAATTTCTTTAATAAGTTTCATCTTACCCCCAAGGAAGCCCTTTTTCTAAGTGATATTCTTCTTTTTCTTAAAATCTGATTCAGTTTACTTCTTCTTTTAATCTTTGCCCGTCTTGCACCCATTTTCCTTCTTCGTCTTTCAAGTGGCGACATTCTCACCAATCTGCCGCCTCTATACACATAACCTTGTACTGAAGAAAGTTTTTTACGCCTTTGTACTTTTCCCGCCCTCACTCTTACACGAACAACTTTTGTCCTGCCTATTTTTTGTATATTGGCTTCTAGTATGTTCTCCAGTAAGGTATCTAACCTTTCTTTGACGAACAGAGACAACATTTTATGGCTTTAGCCCATACTGCCCATAGTTAAATGCAGCAGGATCATTAAACTGTCCACGCTGATATTGTGCATTATCTTTTCTCAGTTCTATAATCACTGTGTAACTTGCATTTGCAACTTGACCTCTTGTATGGACAGAAATATCACCATTATTATTTGCTGTTACTGTTGGGTTCTTAATTGTAATCATACTACCATCGCCATCATACATTCCGTTACCTTGAAGGAACATAAGAGGCACACCATCTTCTGCTGTTGCGCTTGCGGTATTTGCCCAGTATAATTCAACGGATCCTGAACTTGTGTCGGTGTCATACCACAATCTATTTACGGTCAATCCGTAATATGAAAGAGGAGTATTTGCTGAGCCACCCCAAACGT